TGTCTAATTGTAGTTCTCTGTGTACTATCAGTTACAATATAACTAGTAGTACCAGCAACTGTGTTGAAAGTGAGGTCTTCTCGGAGAGCCGTCCAGTCCCAAGCATCCTCTACTTCTCTCTTGGCATCGTTGACAAACTTACTGATAAGAGTGCTGTATTCCGTTTCATCAAAAGACGAGACAGTATTCTCTCGTAATCTACGAAGAACACCGTTAACTATACTTAGGTATGTAGCCATGCTTATATCTTTCTAGTAGGCTCTCTTGTCTTTCGAGCTACTCTCTTTCCTCGTTTGTCCTTTGAACCTTTAGGTCTTCCAGGTTTACGTTTCAACTCAATATCTTCATATCCATCTTTAGCGGGTGGAAATTGCGGGCCAGGTTTTATACCCCATTCATCCTCTTCACCACCCTCGTACCAAGTCTGAATCTTTGTCTTTGTCTTCCCATCCTTCGGGTCGGTGTAATAGATCCGTTTCTGGAATTTCTGTGGTTCCTCTGTAGATAAGTTTTCGACTGTCATCACTTATCTCCTGTGTATATACGTGAACAACGTTTCCGCCACTGAGGACGGAAACGGTTCTTCGTGTAGTACTCTGCAACTTACCAACTCGGGCGAGCAATCAACATCTTGAAGGCTGCCCCGTTAGCGAAGTCCGCAGCAAACGCTGCATCGTCTGCGTGTACTTGAACGGTGACTGTGTTAGCAGCCGCGACATAAGCTGTTGGGCTAGCTTGATCAGTACCATCGTCAAAGTCGGCAGCAATACTGAACCCGAGGACTATATCACCGAGAGCCACACCATCGACAGTAATATCGAATTCACCTATAGCGGTAGCTGAGACGGCATCGGAATCGGTAACTGAACCGGAGACTGTCCACATCTGAGAGAACAAGCCCTGGAACTGAGAACGACCCTTTACCGTTTTACTTACAGTAATTGTATTAGCCATTGATTAAATGTTCCTAGTAAAAGGGGAGAGGTTTCCCCCTCCCCGAGTCCCTATTAAGCAGGGACAATAACCACTAGACCAGCGTCATCACGCAGTTCCGCCGTACCATAAATGGTATCGGAGGTCATCAGATCAGACAGGTATTCCTGCTTGTACTGAACCTGCGAGCGAACGCCCATCTGTTCCGCGAGAACCATTGCGGACTTGTGGAAGTAGAGACACGCACGATACTCTGTGCTGGCATCTTCGCCCTGCGTGTGACCGCAGTTGCTAGAAACGAACACGGGAGTTCCGTACACGTCGCCTACGAGACCGTTACGAATGCTGTTACCAGCACCAGCCTCACCAACAAACGCCTGCTCCGTGAAGCGGGGAAGACCAAGCATAATGTTCTTCTCCACCGGGGGAATGACAAGAGCACGTTCCGTCAAAGGAACGTCAGAGTCATCGAGCGTCTGCATTACCTTACGAAGACCGGCATCCGTGAAGTGAGCGCCGTTACCGACGTTAGTATTAGCTGTATCTAGCCAAGCTGTCTCACCATCAGAACCGATCACGACACCCGACTTAGAGTTGGTGTACGTAAGGGTAGAACCCGGCGCAACTGTGGAAGTAGGCGCAGTAGCTCCACCCCAGGAACCAGCCTGGATGTGAAGGTGCCAATCCACCTGTCGAGCGAGGGCGTAACCAGCGTCATCCGTGAAAAAGCGTCTCAGCGATGCCAATGCCTGAACCTCAACGATATCTTCGATGAGTCGGGAATACTCATAGTGCTTATCAATTACAACATTGACAACACTATCTGTGTGAGCGATTACCGTAACTTCAGTATTAGCTGCTTTGGCGCTTGCGAGATCACGATCAGGAGCCGGGATGTGAATAGTATCACCCTTTTTCCCTACGTGATTAATACGGCTGACGAGGTTTGCGAGAACGATGTTCTTTTTATATGAGGCGATAACCTCATCAGACCAAAGTTCAGGGATAAATTCAGCAGCGTCTGTAACGTCAACTGAATTCGTTGCATCAAAAGCCATTTGACTTTCTCCTCGTTATGTTATCGTACCCGACCTTCTCTGTACGCAAGCATAATTTCGTCTTGCAGAGAGGCGTATCTGGCCGGGTCACTATTTTGCAGCGCTATCAGGGCTGCCCTGTTGTAGATTTTCTTAGAAGTTTGTCCGGTTGTGCCAGTGGTCATCGAGGCGTCTTTCAACTGCTCTTCTTTTTTTACTCGATCCGCTTCTAGCTTTATAGCTTGGACTGCTTTGAATGTGGACAATAGATTGTTGGCAGCGTAAAAGTCGTGACCTGTATTGGCCTCGTCATACTGCCTAATTCTATATGCGTCCTGGTTCACCCAATCGAGAAACCCCGGATCAGCAGTTACGTCTCGGAAATCAGGATGTGCTTCCTCAAGTCTTCGGGTAACATTCTCCCTCTCGACTTGTTCCAAATGCTGCTTAATCGGTTTTAGTGATTTCTCAACTTCCGCTGCTACAAATTTATTTGGGTCTTCGTAGATATCTACGCTCGTTGCGTCCAAAGTATCTTCATCATCTGAAGTTACCTTTGGCTTGGATCGTTCCTTTAGAACGGTATCGGCCATACGACGGAGTTCTCCAACTTCGTGGCTCTGTCGTCCGTGAGCTTGCTCAAGCTCTTGGTAGCTCTTAACAACGTCCTCAAGGGACTTTCCTTTAAACTTCTCTGGGATTTCCACATCAGGAGCGGCTTGTACTCCATCCTTATCGTGTCCCGTTGAAGTTGTATCGTCATCGAAAGTAAGTGGGCCTACGTCTTCGAGGGTATCCACCATTCCTTCTCCAGCCATTATTTAATCCTCTTCTTGTGATATTCCTAATCGTCGTTCTCGTTTCATCTCTTGTTCTCGGTTACGATCCCATTTGTCCGCCGAAGTAGTCATCGTGGGATCAACTCCCATTCTCGAATAGCTAAGTGGTGGAGTGGGCGTTAGCCTAGTACAAGGATACGAGCCACAGTTTTCGCAAGCAACCTCTTCATCTGAGCTTTTAACAAACTCTTCAAAGATGTGCTCGCAGTTCCAGCAGTGATAGTCAAATACCTTAATCGCCATCACTGTCTACCTCAAGAGCAAACGCTGCCCTCATGATATTCTCTAAGTTAATAATTTTATTAGTAACCTTTACTTCTGCTTGAGTCTGTAGGAAGTGATCTTTATCATCATCGAATGCTCTTGATTTAGCCACTTCAACTCCATCCTCCAAGTCTTGAACGAATTGCTTCCAACCATCAGAAGCAAACATTACAAAGTAGTCCTCGTAGTACTTTTCTGTTTTCTTATCCAACTTATCTCCTATTCTTCAATGCGACTAAAAGGGCTAAAACCTCCTCGTCATCCTTTTGAATCATCCTCAATTTAAACTGGCTTCTAGTTCCTCCACCGGCCGAAGCAAATACTGTTGCGTCATCCGTAACATCTGATGTATCTGATGTAGATACAGTTAGTCTAAGCACATACTCTGCGGCTGAATCTGGTGTGAACACAGCATCCAGAACAGTATTATCTGCAAAGCTTCCTGTTCCTCCTGATACGATAGTCCACGCATACGTGGGAGAACCATCAGAACCATTTATTACAGTGGCGTCTAGCTGTATAGAAAATCCTGGTTTGCCATAGTAAGCTCCGCCTGCTTCTACAGTAGGGGCTGTTGGGCCAGAAGTTTCTAAGTTTAATATAAGAGGTAATAGCATCCTCTATTAACCCTGTGCTTGGAATCCAACCACGGAGATATACACAGTAGTCAACGCACCACTTACATCATAAGCAAGAGCAGTGTTAGCCGCTCCCTTAAGTGGTACTGGGAAGTTAATCACTGAGCCACCAACTGTAGGAGCCGGAGCAGTAAAGATTACTGATCCACCAGTGCCGTCCCTAAAATCTACAAATCCATCAGTAGCTGAAGCATTATAAATAGTAATCGTTGTGATATAATTATGTACTCCGGCACCACCAGCCGCGAAGTTCGTGAAAGCTGTGGAGGTACCACCAGTATCTGATACTCTCTCTGTTATAATCTCTTCCAGAGTAGTGTGTGGTCTAGTTACGAGGCAGCCATTGAGATCTGATGTAACGAAACTAGCGTCCGCAGCAGCTACCTGTGTAAGACCTTCAACACTATTAGTGGCTCGCGCTGCTACTGCTACCGGATTACCTGCTGCTGCCGCATCATGCGCTACGTCACCTACAACCTCATTGGTATTAGTGCCTGCTGCAAGAGTGACATTAGGGAGTGCGCTAGCTTCTACAAAGAGAGCACCTGAAGCATTTACTTGGAACGGGGCGTAGTCTCCATCCGTACCAGCCAAAGCTGCTAAGGTGTCATTACGTACCGCAAGAGTCATCACACCTTCATCTGCTGTGGTGTGTGCTGTGTCTTCAGCAAACCCTTGTAAAGCACCACTAGATACGTTTACATACAACGCACCTGAAGAATCTACCTGTACTGGAGCATAGTCACCGTCAGTTCCTGCAAGCGCAGCAAGAGTATCATTCCTAACTGCAAGAACCATAGTTCCGGTGTCGCCTGTCGTGTGTACTGAATCTTCGGCGTATTGTGTACTACCTGTTCCTCCAGAGACAATATCAACTTGCATCTCTGACCCGGAAACTGCACCAGCAATAGTACCTAGATTAGTATCCATATTAGCAGTATCCGCAAGGATAGCTGCTGAGTTAGTTTCAGTAATCGTACCGTCAACTGTTATACTATTACCGCCATCTTGAATGTTAACGGCGGAAGCGCCAGAGGCGTTATCTACTGTGACATTATGCCCATCAGCAAGCTGCCCTGCTGCTATGCTGTCTAATACAGCATTGTCAGTAGCTCCAAGATTAACATCACCAATTACAGTTCCTGTTACTAATTTAGCATTAATAGTATCTAAGACTGCATCAATAGTATCTAAGACTGCATTATCTGTAGCACTTAGATTAGCTGTAACAGTACCATCTACTGTAAGAGATCCACCAGCATCATCAATTGG